GCAAGGCTTCGTCGAGCGTGATGTGAAACGTCTCGCCGTCCGCAGTTACTTCGAACTTTTCGGCCTGGGGGTCGCGCTCGGACAGCCCATCGGCGTCTCCCCGCTCGCTCTCGGCCGGGTCGTGCTGGTCTGACCGTAGAAGGTCTTGCCCTTCGGCCGCGATGTCCCAAATGTTTTCCGGCTCATCCTCGGCTCCGCTGTGTCCGTCGTCGGCGGCGGCATCACCGCGCTCCTCACCATTGGCGCGACGTCGTTGGCCACGCGACCCGCTCTCTTCGGCGGGCGCGCGGCGAGATCGTGGCTCATCCCCGCCGTCTTGCCCCTCGTCAAACCGACCATCTGCGATCTCCCTTTCCCGCGCGCGAAGCCTCAGATTGTCGCCGCCGTCGCGCGTGTCGCCGGTCAGCGGATCTCCCTCGATCGGCCTGAGCGCGAACATCGCCTCGGGCGCGTTCTCTGGAATAAACTGGCCGCGGTGATCGCGCGGCTTAACCTGGGGAGCGATCTCATTCGAGAACGCGAGCGCGGCCTCATCATAGCCCTCGGGCATGCAGCTGTCCTTTCTGCGCCATTGTCTGGCTGGCGATCAGGCTATCGAGCATGCGCGGAATGGCCTCCAACACGATCAACTGAGCGCGTAGCCTCCTCGTCTGCTCCTCGTCGGTCTTGGGATCGAGAAGCTCGCCATACCATTGTTTTTGAAGGATTTGGATCGCGACCATGAAAGCCCGGTTGTCCTTCAGGCTTTGAGCCTCCCTGGCGAGCTCCTTGACGACCTGAGCGTCGGCGCGCGGAATGTCGTTCATGGCGCCGGGCTCGGCTTCATCTTGGCCAGTTGTTGCTGGTTGGCGAGCGTCGCTGCGGTCTTCAGCCGGTCGTGGCCGCGATCGAGCTGGTTCTCCTGGCTCTCATGATCGCGATCGGCGTCGCCCGACAGCGCACCGGCAATCGTCTTGATGTGCTGGACCCCATGCCCGGTCATCGCCGCATGGTGATTGGCGGCCATCTGGGTCATCGCCTGCACATGGCCGGAATTGATCTGCGCCATCTTCTGCATATGCGCCGAAGCGATCTGGGCGGCCTTGAGCTGGGCTTGGCTCATCGCCTGCTGATGCTGCCTCGCGCTGTCGTCGGATGCCTGTTGCTGGTCGGCCATGTCGAGTTGGTTCTGGGTGTCGGCCTGATCGGAGTCGGATTGCGACTTCATCAGCTGCGCACCGAGCGCGCCGAGCTTGGTCGCATGATCGACGTGCGCCGCATTAGCGTCGAGTTGAAGCTTCTGGAACTCAAATTCGGTCTTGGCCTGCAAGGCCAGATGCTTGAGCACATTTTCCGACTGCAGCTTCTTGGTGTCGAGGTTCTGCTGCGCGACCGCCTTGGCGGTGTCGGAGCGAACCTTCTCCATTTGCGCTTGCGCGGCGATCAAGTTCGGGTCGGGCGGCTTCGGCGCGCTGTTGATCGCCTGCATCTGCGCCGGTGTCGGGGTCTTGAAGTAGCGCCCGACGTTTTTGACATTAGCGATCGCCAGGATGTCGGTGATGGTGTTGAGGAGCTCCGGAATGCCGCACACCGGATTGGAAAGGCCGTAAGTTTGGACGATCAGCTGCTGATCTTGCTTGACCTGGTTCAACGCCAGCATGCGCGTCAAATCCGAGCCCTTACCGAGATTGGCGTTGACCTCGACCGCCATCGAAGCATCGAACGTCCCGGTATCATACGGGATGTACTTACCACGGATCTTCAGGGTGCGTTGCTGATTGGGGTTCTCACAGATCTCATTGTACAGGCCGGTAAACAGGTCTTTGAAACCAGTCTCACAAAGGACGCGAGCAACCAGTTCAGTGCGCTCTTGCGCCCCGTTGATCACAGCCTCTACGCCGATCATCGTCGAGGATTGGAGAGCCTTTGGATCGAGCCCCTTCGCAGCATCACTGAGACCCGTACGGCGCTGCAGCGTCTCATTCAGCATCTGCAGGACTGGCAGCGCCTGCTGGCCGAGGAACGGCGTGTTGGTGAACAACACTGACTCGGCCGGATTGCCGCGCGTGCGGATCACCGCGCCGAGATCATCATTGAGCGCATCGTCGACCGTGACCATCAGCTCGTTGATGACCGTCTTCGGATTGATCGCCTCGGCCGCGCTGTCCAGCACCGCCCGGGTCATATTGGTTTTGATCCGCTGGATGTCTTGCGTGTAGTCAGCCAGCGAGTCGCCGACGATGGTGTGGCTGACCGGATCGCAGGAGAACATCGCAAACTTGACCCGGTTCGCCTCCTCGTCGGCAACGATCTCCTGATCCTCGCCCATCGTGCAGATGTAGCGCAGCTCAGGCGAGCCATCGCCGTCCTTATCGATCTTGATGTACCACTCGCCGTACTTCACGCCGTCGCCGATCCGAGTGCCCATAAAGCGCGCCGGATTGCGCAACTGCGGCTCGACGGTGAACGAGCTTTCCATCGACTGGATGTGCTCGAGGCACTTCTCACGGTCGTAGCCCATGGCGATCAGCTGATCGACCGGAACGATCCGCTCATGGCCGACCAGACGGCTATCGCGGAAGGTTCGCGCGTAGCGATCGAGGCGCATCTCCTCGGGCGGCACGCCAGCGACTTTGATCAAAGGCTTGGAAACTTCGAACTCGATCACCGCATGATCGTAGACCGGAGGCGGCGGCTGCAAGAGCGCAGGCGGCAAGGCCGGCGGGGACGCGCCAGCCATCGGACCAGGAGGTGGGCCGCTGGGCGGCGGCTGAGCAGGCGCTGGGCCGGGCGGGGGCATACCGGCGCGCGGCGGCGGCGGTCCCTGCGGAGCCGGGGATGGCATGCCCGGCGAAGCGCCCGGCTGATTTGCCTGCATCGGCATCGGCGCTGGTCCCGGCGCCGGGCCTGCGGGAGGAGGAAGTGGCGCCGGGGGCGCTGCCGCAGGGGCAGGCGGTTGAGGAACCGGATTGCCGATCGACACCAGCTTGGCGCTCGGCTCCTCGGATAAGATCATCTGCAGTTGTTCGGCGGTGACGTTCAAGAAAGTCTTGCGCTTGATCTCCTTATGATCGTCTGTCCACCATTTGACGAAGCCTGTTTTTACCGTAAGAGCGTCTTTAAAAGCGCCATACAGGATGAGAAAACCTGGATTATCATTCCAAAACGTATAGTTGATATAATCGGTTGCCTGTTCGGCCTCATCTACCTCTTCCTGGGTGCGAGGGACAAGAAAAACCGGCGCTTCAGTCGCTCCGAATAGTCGGATTAAAGATGGGATCATCATCATCACCGCATCTCTAACATCGGTGCTGACGTATGTTGATCGATTGGGACTGTTGGTATTGTCTTTGTTGAGAATTTCACCGAGCGTGGCGTTGGGATCTTCACCGATATAGGGCTGGCCAGGGTTGTACGGCCCGATCCACGGCTCATAGCCGTAGTAGTACATCTGGGCATTCTGGCGATCGATGGCGAGGAAGGAGTTTTCGTAATCCTTCGCGTCCGACATCATCGCTTTTACGTACTGCTTATAGCTCTCCGGATCCTTCGGATCGTAGGCGCTGGCAGTCGCATCTGTTTGATCTTTGAAATGGAAAAATAGTCGTTCCATGGTCCTCGCCCATGAAATCGACCCGCCCGCACGACGGTTCTACAACAGGTTCATTCGTTTCCGCCAGAGGCCTTGCTTGATGGCGTTGCGCTCCCACAGCCACATCGGGGGCGCGACCGGGCCGACGAAGTCGGGGGTCGGCCGCCAGAGCGCCTCGATCTCGTCAACGCTGAGAAGATCTTGGCGGCGCTTCGTTGGCTTTTTCGAGCTCGGCGACGGTGAGCTTGGCATTGGCGGCGACGATATTCCAGGCCTCCGAGCGGCCATAGCGCGCCTTCTCGTGGGCGATCGTTTCCAAAAGCTGCATGAGCAGTTCAGGCTCGTCCATCCCGGCGTGCATGTCGAGCGACTCTAAATCGGAGACGGGGTGGGATTGGCCTCGAAGTGCTTGCACGCCCACGCCGAGTGGGGAACTTCCGGCATGGGATCGCGGGTAGTGAGCAGTGCCTTCCTGCAGCGCGCTGGTTTCAGGAGACCCACTCTCGTCCGATCGCCCTTCTGGTTCAGCCAATGCA